CGTTTAGCTCGTTTAAAACCCTTTGCGCTTATATTGGATAACACGTTGACAACACGTATTCTGCCGCCAATGATATTAGGTATGGAGATAAAGGTCACAGACGAACTGCCGGAAGAATATGATTTTGCCATAACAAGAGTTGATGAAACGGAGAGGGAAAGAATTAAACGCGAAGGTTTTTATGAAGCGTGGCGATGTGCTATCGGAAAAACAATAGGTATTCTTATGGAAGCAATAGAGGAAATACCTCTACCTGAGCGTAGAACCAAAAGGAAAGTAAAAGCTTATATAAAGCAAATAGTGGAAGATTTAAACGAAGAATTAAAAATTGCAATTAAAAAATAAAAACCATAGGAGATAGAAATATGCTTGATAGGAAAGTGCGATATCAAATAGAGTGCGCGTTTAAAAACTACGAGAGAAACAGACAAAAAAGTGTGGAGTATATCGCCGACCTTGCCGAGAGCGGACTCATAGCGCAGTACGGTAAAGCGGGCGGAAGTTCGGGCGCAAGCAATCCAACGGAGAAAAAAGCTTTGCTTGCCGCGTCGGACAAGTCGTACTTGTGGTGTAAGGTCGTTGAAAACACGCTTATTACATTCAAGTGGGAAATAGAGGAATGGATAATAAACGGGTATTACTTCCATCATCGTAGCCGGGCAGAGATTTGCGATGAACTCGGGATAGCCGAAAGGACCTTTACATATTCCACAAGCCGCATAGTAGAGCGGGCTTTTATGTGGGCGGCAGAATACGGTTTAGTGGCTTAAAAAGCGCAAAAAAGTGCCAAAGCGCAAAAACTTTGCGTTGCAGAGCCGTTTTTATGTGTTATAATAGTATCATCGGAAGATTGTGGGTAGCGCCCACAACACAACATACTTTCGGTTATATCCTTTTGTTGAGGAAAGCGTTCGATAATTTTAATCGGGCGTTTTTCTTTTGGGAGAAATATAAAAACAGGAGGTGAAAATCGTGGCTCGACCGCCTATAGAAATAGACAAAAAGGTCTTTGAAAACGCTTGTGAATTGCAATGCACGCAAGCCGAAATTGCGCGTCTTTTCGGGTGTTCGGTCGACACGATAGAACGGTGGTGCAAGCGTGTTTACAACGAGAGTTTTGCGGAGTTGTATAATAAGTTAAGCGAAGGGGGCAAAATGAGTCTGCGCCGTAACCAAATGAAGCTTTCCGAAACGAACGCGACAATGGCTATTTGGCTTGGGAAACAATGGCTCGGACAAAAGGATAAAGATACATATAATTCGAGCGAGAACGGCGAAGAGGGCTTCGTTATATCAATAGAGGACTGCTCATGAGTAATCGGATTAATCAGATAGTGAATCGCTTGATTATCCCTAAAGAGTATAAATCATTGCTTGACCCGAATGTTCGCGAGATAGTAGAAGAAAGCGGACGAAGCACGGGGAAGTCTACAACGAATGAAACCGTCGCTATAAAACTTACGCTTGAAAGTAAATATAACAATGTGCTTTATATGCGAGCTGAACAGAGAGATTTAAGAGACATTTTCAATTCCACGGTAGCGACGATTCAATCTGTTAATGCAGAGGATTTATTCGAATATAAAGTATCTCCGTTTCATATTCGCTGCAAAAAAACGGGCGCCATAATTTACTTTCGCGGAATCAACGGTAAAACTGCCGAAGATTTAACGGCAACAAAAGGCTTTGTGCCGCAACATCGTACTCTTGCAATGGCGATACTCGATGAAGCAAACGAGGTTAAATGTTTTAATCATGTAAGAGCTGCGGAAACAACAGTCAATAAGTTTTTGTTGCCGACTGCTAAAATGATTTATGCTTACAATCCGCCCGCAAGTCCGAAACATTGGGCGAATCATGAACTCCCAAAGAAATGGCGTGACGGTGACGCTATACGCATTCATACCACTTGGGAGAACATTCGTAAGTTATTACCTCAAGCGACTATTGAAGATATAGAACGCATGAGAGAAAACGACCCGATTCATTACCGTTTTTGGTACGAGGGCGAAATTATCAACCTCGAGGGGCGTGTTATATGGTCGTTTGACCGCAAAAAACATCTGTTGCCGCTATCTGTATTGCAACGACAAATCGGTAATAACTTATTATATCAACCCGTGCAAATGTTCTACGGCGTGGACAGTGGCATTACAAGCGACGCAACGGCTATCAGTGCATGGGGTGTTTATCCCGACGGCAGACTGATTAAACTCGGCACTATGTATCTAAACATAAAAGAGGAACGACGCAAAAGCGGACTTAAAGGAATATCTCATACTACACAGGTTTCGCTTATGTATAAATGGCGCACGGAGTTTCGCGCAAGAATGCAGGCTTACGGCATTGTCGTTCCTGACGAAGACAGCGAGAGGTGGTGCTTTGACGGCGCGGCGCTCACTCAAGACCTTATGCTCGAATGGCGTAAGACAACCGGATTTAATTCAATTGCGGTAACGAATAAAGACATAGAGCGAGACAATGCGCGGCTTGTCAATAGTTATCATTCCGATATGTTGTTCATACTCGATACTCCCGACAACCAAGTCTCCGTTGAAGAAATGGAGACTTTTTGTTACGACGAAAACAACGAAATACCCGAAGGACAAAGCGACCATACAATCGACGCGGATAAGTATGCGACTTTCGAATATTACTATCACTTCATTTAGGAGGCAAACATGGGATTTCAATATCCTCAATATTTACAATCGTATTTGGATAAAAAAGGCGATAGCCCATTCGAGTCATTCGTAAATACTTCGCTTTATTATGCCAATACAAACATTTATGTTATGACGTACCTAAATCGCGTTGTAAAGCAATGTATGGCATATGCAACCGCTACGCATGACGGAGCGTATAATCACGGCATATCGGCAAATATAGGACACACTGCGATAAAGAATGCCGTCAAACTCATAAAGGGCGATAAAACGCTTTTCAACGGCTCCGACGCGGCATGTAAGTTTTTAAGCGACATATGGCTTTCTTGGTCGCGGTTTGATACGTTTCTCGATGAAGCGCTTACGTATATGATGCAGGGCGGTACTACTTTAATCAAACTTAATAAAGACAGGCTTGGAAGATGTTCATTATCGGCAAGCAGAGTGGACCGCAATATGTTTACCGCAAACGATTCGGGAGATATTGTAGACGCTATATTTTTCATAACGCTTTTGTCAAGTACGCAGAATGGGAAAGCAAGCCAACAGTATTGGCTTACGGAGCACCGTTATTATGAAAAAAGTCAAGCAACCGTTATATACAAAGTTCACAAAAAAAGCGGAGTAGCCGGAAACGAAACTTTACCGCTTATAGAATCCGACGGAATTCCGTTTGATACGCTTGACGACGAAGTAAAATTAAGCGTTAGACGATTGGGCATTGAATTGGACACACCGTTACCGTTGCCGTATAAAGACGGACTTGGAGTATGGGCTTTATTAAATACCTCGACAAATTCATGCGTTCCCGGATTACGTATGGGCGGCCCTGCTTTATATGGAACTCTCTACTTGCTATGGAGTATAGATACGGTTTTTAGCGGCTCGCTTATAGACGTGCTTAACGGGCAGGGCGTAATACTTTTGCCCCGCCATTTAATGGAAACGCTGAATGCGAAGTTAGCCCCTTTAAAAGCTAACGGTAAAGAGAAAAACGGAGTTTTTCTTACGCATGACGAGCTTAATCCACCAGGGGATAATTTCGTATACGTATCGGTGCCTGATGATAAAGACTTTAAGCCCGAAGCTGTTCAGTTTGATATCCGCGCTCCGCAATATCAAGGAATGTTCGAATTATATCTCAAGCAGTTTGCCGTAAGTTTCGGTTATGCACCCACGACACTCTTCCCTTATTTGCAGGACGCTTCACCCAAAACAGCGAGAGAAGTTACCGCCGAAGAGAATCTCACGCGGGCAAGCGTTCAATCGGCACATCGGCTTATATTGCCCGAACTAAACCGCGCTATTGCCGAGATTTTGTATCAGCACGAAATAACAGGAAAAGCTACGTTGCAATTGAGCGACTATATAGGGAATAAGCTCATGCGCGATGAAAATGTTCGTCAGAATTATGCTTCGGGTCTTATCCCGCATGAAACGGCGGTCCAAGTGGTAAACGGACTTTCTTTGGCGGAAACGAGCGAATATATGGCTAAGATAAACGCCGAACAGAAAGAGAGCGCTTTCGGGGCAAAGATATACGATAATACGGATTATTTCGGCGGGTGATAAACTATGAAACTTGCGGACACAGGACTTAATACGCAAGCTCAAGCGATAGAAGAAGCTCAAACGGAGATAAGAGTAGCCGTGCGCGACGGGTGGTTATATAAACGAAGTAAAGCCGTTATTAACGCACAAGTGCAAAAGATAATCCGCGAAGCCATGAAAGGAATAAGGCTTCCCGTATTGAGAGAAGCTGCATACCGCTCGCTGAATGCGTTTGCGGAACAGCAATATAACACCTATCTTCGACGGTTCGGTATAGATTCAAGCTTATTACTCGCTTTGCTTATACTCAGCAGCGACAAATCTACAGCTAAACAACAAACACAAGCGACGCAGACCATACAAAGGACTCAAGGAAGCGGCACATTACGAGTTGAATTAGAGACTGACTCTAAGGGCGTACCGAATCGAATCTATGCGCAAGATTATTTCAAGCGTTACGTCGAGCCCGTATTTTCCGAGATATTGAAGCAAAAAGCGCTCGACCCCGACGACGTATCGAGCACAAACAGTTTGCGCAATCGTGCGGAAATGGAAGTGCGGTATAATGCACATCTTGAACAAATTGACGACTTAAGAGTGCAAGGAATAAAACTCGTTACATGTTCAGTTCATGCCGATTGCTCAGACCGTTGTTATAAGTGGCAAGGGCGCGTATATAGTTTAGACGGTACGAGTGGAGTTACCGAGGACGGGAAGCCGTATGT